CTCTGATCGTGACGGAGTAATCTTGCGGATCGGCAACCGGATCAAAAATGTATATGATCGTTGACATCGGCCTGATCCTTGGCGAAGGATCAGTAATGCTGGCACGGAAGAGGTAACTGCAGAACTCGCTCACCGTAAGTGTTCCGAGGTGTGGTTGAAATGAATCGTACGCAGGCGCATCGACAGGGTAACCAATCAGTTGCTTGGGATGTCCAAGCATGTCACCCGTGATGCGACGCCTGTATGGCGAAGACTTCACACCTGAAATGATAGAGCCGTAACGGTAAGCGGCGTTCGTCGCCCTGAGTGGCAACCGTTGTGAAGAGTTGAGGTACGTCACGCGACCACCACGTTTCAGTGCGTTCGAACAGTTCGTAACGTTCACACCAAACTTGGTAGCGCGGACAGCAGACGCTCCGTTCTCCGCATCGGATAGTGCCAGAGTGGGTATGGTGAATAGCGTTTCACCGTCCACATACTCACCGGCAGGGCTGACGTTCAGCAGCAATCCCACAGTGCCAGATTCACCTGTGTTGGTGCAAATGAGCAGGGTGGTGTTTGTGGAGCCTACGACGAAATCACCAGATACCAGACCATTGTGTGGTAGTGCCTTGCCCTGCGAAACAGCAGTCGGCGGAGGCACGGGACACATGGGATCTAAGAAATTGGGAACGCCGTGTTCACGCGGGCGGGAGCGGCGCTTAGGCGTGGGTTTGCCTTGTGGTGTGCGCTGCCCCTTTGCTGACTTGGCGCCAACAGGCGCATTGACGTTGACCGCGCTTTGCCTGCTGCGCGTCATCTTCGCTTCACGCAAAATGGAGAGCGTGGATATGTGGATGTGACCCCAGGTCACGTTTGCCTGAATTCTCCGCTTATGTACACGCTCCTAGAGTTTAACCACTCCTGGTTTGGTCAACTGAATCCTAGGAAAAGGCGTTTATCGTCTCGGCCGTGATCAACGGCCCCCTATCTTCCTCCCTCAAGCATGGAGGAACTGTGAGCATGATATGAAAAGGAATCACCCAGCATCGGGCAGTGTGACCACTGCTGGCATTTTAAGGGATTCGACCCTGCCTGGAAATTCCCCGACTCAACATGATTGGCCCACAGGGGAGACGCCTAGTCCGTCTCTGGACGCAGCACCGGATTGCTTATGGGATGGTAGGCGACTAACCTCACCAGAGCCCGCGTGCCGGTTCACTACGTAGTCATTCCATTCGGGAGTTCCAACCTACGAGCCTCTCGACCCGCAGACCAGTTTTGCCATGTCTTAGACATGCCAAGGTGCCTTGCCCCCGTTCACTAATGCTTAAGGATGGCAAATCCAAGGGGGTGACCAAAACCCCCCGCATCAGGACCTTCACCCCAGGCGCATGGGGTCATGGACTCAACTGACTGACAGAACACAGTGCCCACTATGCTCAAGCAGAATCTCTGTCCATGCGGAACGCCGGCGCGGCTCGCCACTCCGGAGGGAGCGAAAAGTAAAACAAGTTTTATTCATAATCGGCTCCGGTGTGAAGAAGAATAAGCCTGGGTTTTGGGCTGGACACCACCTACAGCCCCACAACCCCCATCGGTTGGGCGTTCATTCAACCGTCCGTTGCATTTATGTTGTGTACCCCATCTCACCATGGTCGTTTCTTACCATAGCCCCGGGACTTTAATTTCGGCGGTTGCCAAAATGGCGAACCAATTCACAACGACAACACTGCAAGTGAAACTGGCAAAGTGCACGGCGGTCTAAGACCGCCAGGTCTTAGGCAAGGATTCCCTGAAATCCGCCCATTGACCGAGTGTGTCATAGAACCATGTGTAGTCCTGGAAGGCATTCTTTTCCGTGACGGTCATCTCAAAACCAGTCGCCTTCAGGACTTGGTCCTCGTTCGTGCAAGTACCATTCAATAAGCGTATGTGATCAACGAACTCTCCTTTGTCGTCCACCGTCGTACCAACTTTCATCTCCAGCTCAAAATCGACGTCCCATTGACACTCCTCAGCAAAGTTGAGGAATTTCTCTGAGATAGTCGGCACGCTGCCGGCAAATTGGTAGGCACGGGCGATGGCCGCCGAACCTGCAAGCCGCAAAACAGCAGCTCGATCACCTTCGTTGAACGCTTTCGTGATTGCTGGGGAGCAGGCGGTCCCCGATCTCTTGAACATCTTCTGGATGTCCGGGCACATCATGCATTCACCTTGGTCATTGATCACAGGACCGCAATCATCTAGTCCCATGTAATATCCAGCAAAAAGTGCCCTCTTGTCGCGCAACTCTATCTCCATGTTAAAACCGATGCGCTCCCAAAACTGCAGGATCTGTACGTGCAACTGTCTCCCCTTTGGTATCTTCGGCGACGTGACCAAGAATGAGTCATCACCCTCGAACGCGCTGTTGAACCACCTATTTGTCCCGCACACATCCACCCCGTTGCGTACCTTCGGATCCAAAAACGTCTCTGGCTTGTCGAAAATCGCGCAATGCCAGCATACAAAATTGATCCACCAGTTGAGGATAGACGTGCCGCGGTGACCACTGCGGCGGATCGCGTCGATAGTCACACGCTTGTAGCCCTCTTCTTTGTCGTAATGGAGCTTCAGCTCTTTCTCAGAGCATATGCCTGTGTGCGCGTCATTCCATGTCTTGGGCTGGCCAAAGCAAAAGGCGTCCACAAACCCCGCGATGTGATTGATGACCGGGTTCTCAACCAGGTCTCGAATCTCGGGATTGCATGTCGTGTCCCATGCCTTGCCGTCCCCCTCGAAAACGGATATCAGTCCCCGCGCAACCTTCCTCGGCACCCTGCACGCCCTCATTACCCTTTTGATGGCTTCCTTCTTGGGCAGACCCTTTATGCCCTTCTCTGGAAAATGGTTGATGATGAGCTTCTCCATGGTGTATATCGTCATCAACGCCATCACCTGCCCGCGATCCTCATCTGCGATGAGCATGCGGGGCGCCTTGCCATCTGGCATAGGCTCCACCTTCACGCCGGCCTTCAATTTGAATTCAGGGTCCAACTGCTGGCATAAAGACTCCACCGCTTTATCACAACGGTCTTCGCTCCACTTCTTGGAGCGGCACTCCGCAAGCACGAGCTCGGGGATGAGATCCATGATCTTCTTCGCTGAAAACGGCGAACGCTTGTTGCCGTGCATGGCCTCATTCACCATCCTCTTTATCTTCATCTCGTCTGCGGGCATCGCAGCAAACGGCCGACATTTCTTCGTGATCCTCTCTTCAATTGCCTTGAGCAAATTGTCGCCGCTGCATGAGTAAACGGTTGGTTCCTCGGATATTGGCGACGCAATGACGCCAACGACTTTCTTCTTCCCGTTTACATTCCCAAACTTGTCGACATCTCCTGCATCGTTGGGCACTAACCCAACCACTCCAACGCCTGCATCGCGGTACACCAGTCTTCCATTAACTTCAGCTCGCACTTCGGTGTCCACGCCACCCAAGCCGCCGCCTGGGTGTTCATTCACATACTCTTCGCCTACTTTCTGGTACCCTAACGCATTTTTGTCACTCGCACTCTTCGGGCTTGGTGACCCAGGACCCGCCGATGGCCCTGGTGCCAACCCTGGTGGTGGTCCGAGTGCCGCAGCAACACCAACAACCGGAGGCAATCCCGGTGGTGGTGCAGGCGGTACTCCTCCCAACCCTCCTGGTGGCACCGGCCCCCCCCCCGCAGGAGGTGGGCCACCCAAACCCCCCGGAGGGGGCCCGCCCCCCGCTGGGGGGCCTCCACCCCCGGCAGGGGGTGGGGCAACTGGTTTCACTTTGATCCTGCGAAGACGTGCACGTTCACGGCGTCGGCCACTACCCCAGCATGCAAACAGATGTTCGACCCATCGACAACAACTGTCAGGGTCTTTATCCACTTTACACGCCTGGGTCTTGTATTGGGCCAGGGCCCAACTACCCAACGCACGCATCACAACGGCATCCACTCCCGCGCCATCCCAAAGTTGCAACGAGCGCTGAAAAACGACGGCTCGATACACCTTTGCTTTGGCCTCAGAATACAACTGATTCGCCACGACTTTATCCAGTTGCGCAAACTCTGCTTCCGTGAAGTTCACGGTCCGAAATACGATCCCATCCGACCCCAAGTACGTCCTATCTAACCTTCGGGTCTTCAGCGGTACTGTAACCGCCCAGTCTCCAGTCCTTTCTGCGGCGTGGCGCCACATCCAAGACTCAATATCTTCTGGATGGAAATCGTATTCGGTTGGTAGGAGCATGCCATCTCTGCAAATGTGTTCTGCAGTTCCCGCGATGATTGCTTGCTCCAAAGTCGCCATTTCGGTAGAAC